CAGCAAGGTGTCTAGAAGGCCACACAGGCCCCGCAAAGTAGTCTGGCGTAGGGAGGATGTCACCCAGTTCCTTGAGACTGCCTACGGCAGGTTTGAGTGGCGTTCTGTGGGTCTTATCGTTCAGATGGCCTATGAGTGGTGTCAACGTCTGGGTGACATGGCTAATCTGACCTGGGATAAGTATGACTTTGACCAAAGGGTGCTGAGGTTAGAGCAGTCCAAGCGTAGGGCAAGGGTAGAACTGCCTGCCACTGACGACCTGCATGCCATGCTGGTGCAACAGCACCTTGACCTAGGGTTTCAGGATTATCTGGCACCCAAGGTGTACGGTTTGGTGATTGACCGTAAGCCTTATGACAAGGTGTCACTGTCTGGTGTAGCCCGTAGGATCATCAAGGCAGCAGGCTTACCGGACGAGTACCAGATCATGGACATGAGGCGTACAGGCACTGTCGAAATGGTTGATGCCGGTGTGTCTCTACCTCAGATCATGTCGGTGACTGGGCATGCCAATCCTCAGTCGGTGAAACCTTATCTTAAAAACACCTTGACAAGTGCCAAGCAAGCTGCTACGCTTCGCTTTAACACGGCAAGTGATACAGTTAAAGGAATAGAATGTCTAGCTGGTTAATCATAGTGACAGGTTTAATTTATGCCTATGTAGCAGGTGAGCAGGGCATGAAAGGGAACATACCCATGGCAATCATCTACGCCGGGTATGCATTTAGCAACGTAGGTTTATATTGGATAGCTTCCAAGTAAGGAGATTGATATGGGTTACAAACTTATTGGGTACAAAGAACCAGATCCACTGTTTGAGTTCTTCACTATTGAAGACTACGAAAAGTTTTCTGAAGATCCAGATAAAGATTTAACTGAAGGTCTTATACCAGTTTATGTAGGTACATTTGATGGCCTTACACCTGAAGAATTCAATCAGCTTAAGGAAGGCTCGACTTCAGTAGGCCATGCTATTACCATGACAGAGGCTAAGTTAAAGGATAAGAACACATGAACGACCTACGAAAAGCAGCAGAGATGGCATTGGAGGCTTTGCAAGATACTTGCGATCATCTGCCATCAAGAAGTGGAGTGGAGCGAGAGGTTGACGATGCAATCACGGCGTTACAGGTAGCACTAGCCCCCGAAGTCACCCCAGAAGTGACCCATGATGTCGATAAAGCATATGCAAAACTTGACACAACAGACAGGGTTTTGCATAAGGAATGGGTTGGGCTGACGGATGATGAGATTTGGGACATAGGTGTAGATAACCAACGAAAAGGCGGCGGCTTTTGGGGGTACCCTCGGGCTCTCGAAGCCAAACTAAAGGAAAAGAACGGCGGTTAATGGACCATATATGAATCATTAAATCGTTTTACGGTTCATAAATACCACAACAATGATTCTTAGCATGATTACTAAAACACCAGAAGAGCGCAAAGCAATTTCAGCAAAGGGTCACGAGACTCGCAGGAGGAACATTGCAGCGCGAGAGGCTGAGCAAGAAAGGGCCAGGCTCCTTGGCATCAGGATGAAGTTTGGATTGGAGGAAGACATTCGAGCACTCCAAGAAAAACTTGGTGCGCTTAAGACAGTTGAGCTTTTTTCCTCTGCGCTTCCAGTGATATCTAAAAGATATCTTTTAACCGAAGAAGAAATTGTCTCAAGCTCCATTGAATGGAAGCCTCCTTCTGGAGTTTATTTTTTAATCTGCGACTCAAGTGTCGTTTATGTTGGCCAGTCAATAAATGTTTTTTTAAGAATAGGTACCCACGCCAATGAAAAGAAATTTGACAGGTTTGCCTTTGTGCCATGCGAACCATCAATGCTCAACAAAATAGAATCACTTTATATCCACATGCTTCGACCGCGACTGAATGGAAGTTTTAACAACGGAGAGAAACACGCTCCAATGACCTTGGATGAACTACTGGGAGAGAGCCAGTAGAGAAAAATCACTTAAGGGAAAGAACTCATCGGAAGGTTGCACTTAGTGTAACTTTCCGAAGATGGCGCATAAAAATGCGGTAAAGCACTATAAGTAGCGCATAAAACTGTTTAATGATCCACACATAAACCATAGGAGAGCACATGAACCAAGTCATGATTAACGCAGCCGAGCTCAAGTCTCTTGAAGACGAGATTAAACACCTTCGAGCCAGGGAGAATGAGCTACTGAAATACCTGGAAGAGTGTCGAGTTCTTTTGGAAGAAAGCCGCGGCCTGGTGAAGATTCTTAAGGAGGAGGTCCAATGGGCGCTGAACGGGTACATCAAGAAATAGCCGACCTTCTCAAAGAGGCCGAGCAAGAGCTAAACACAGACCAGATGAAGTGGGATAGGTACTTGGTCCAATGTTTCTTTGAAAAAAGATATACAAATACCCATTACCTTTCTTGTCTTTTTAAAGAAGAAAACAACATGAGTGAAGAGGCTTTCTTTGCACTTAAAAGAACGCCTAGGCCGTTCCCCAGCCAAATGAGAGTTGGATTTGCTAGGTTTATTTCCGCCTATCTTCCGACCATTGCGGATGTTTTATGGGATCAAAAAAAAGAAAACATTGACAAAATTGCACTGGCCATAAATAGAAGCAACGTAAATACGCGAATCAAAGAGTGTGATTTAACAAAGGCAAATCATGAACGCAATGAGATAGTTACATCTAAAAACATGAATAGCCGTATAAAAAGAATCCAGCACTACAACCAATTAAGTTGGAATTCCTACAAAGCATCTAATCAATGGAGGGTAACGAAGTGACGAATTACATTGTCGGGTTTTGCTTTGGGGTTCTGCTGGTCTTGGCCGCGCAGAAGGTTGTCAACAAGCCAGACGTTCTTGAGGTTAACGCCATCAAGAGCCAGGACTTGATCGACGCCTATAACCGTGGGCATAAAGATGCGCTGCGCATCAACCCCGTGGGCTTTGAGCTTGAGCAGACATGCCTGGAATTATGGGCTAACAAACAACCTGTGGAGGAGTGATGAAGATGAAGGTCGTACTTGAATTTACGGATGAAGAGCGTGAGCAAGCCGAAGCCGCCTTTAATGGCTGGCAGTATAAGGCCGCACTCATTCAAGTTAAGGAGCTGCTGCGCGGGACGCTGAAGTACAAGCAGATGACTGAGGAGCAGGAGGATGTTTTATTAAAATTTCAGTCAGAGTTCTTTGAAATTATCGGAGATCTAAACCTGGAGTAACTTTCTCCAGTAGATCGTCGTATCCAGACCGTAAGCGATAGATGGTTCATAAAGTTTATAACCGCAGGCAATCAGGGAGTTCGCGCTCGCCGGGTTGTCTGTGGTATCAGAAAAGGCCCACTCGTATCCATTGCGCCTGGCGAATCCCTCTCGGATACGGAGCATCTTCTTTTGTAGGCCATGGCCACGGTAATAGTAAGTCACCCCGCTGCGGGACATATAAACACCGTTTGAAAACCGGCGGGATTCTTTCATTCCACAAAAGGCGACCGGGAAATCTTTGTCGTACCCTATCCACCACCAGCCTTCGCTGGGATCAAGAGGTTCATCTTCTGGCAGGCAAAGTTTTTGCATCCGGTTTATGGCATTCTTACCCTTCTCGTCGCCATCTTGAAGTCTTTTAAACTTTACCTCTGGAGGAGCTGAATGATTGTTCGAGCGCATAGTCTGAGTGAAATAGTTAGTAATCAAGAAGAGCATGACCCCATAAATCCCGATCATTACAAGGTTGGCGGGATTGAAACTATTGACTACATGAAAGCCAAGAGCACCCCAGAGGAGTTCCGCGGCTACCTCCGGCTGACAGCACTCAAATACCTTAGCAGAGCTGGACATAAAAATGACACCGTTCAAGATTACAAAAAAGCCCAATGGTTTATGGATAGGTTAATTAAAGAATGCGATCAATGAAAGAGCGGGTACAGGAGTACCTACAAACACACAAAAAACCAGTAACAATCAAGCAGTTAGCCAAGTATTTCATCGCCTCGGACTCGGGCGTTTACCGTGCAATTCGGGAATTAGATGCCGAGGGGAAGATTTCTATCATTAACGGCAAGCCCATGAAGTATGTGAGCCGGTGATATACAGGAACAAAAGGCTTCTAGAGCTGCTGCGGGAGGCGCCCTGCCAGGTCTGCGGGATCCAAGACGGTACGGTCGTCGCCGCCCATTCGAACCAACTTAGGGATGGAAAAGGGAGATCCTTGAAATCGCACGATTTCAGGTCTGCGAGCATGTGCTACACCTGTCATGCCCGCTGCGATCAGGGTGCGGATCTCTCGAAGGCCGAGAGGATAGAGATGTGGGAGGAAGCCCATAGGAAGACCATCGGCTGGTTATTTTTAAATGGCCATATAGAGATTAGTTGACGCCTACATAGCCGTATGTGTTATATTTCCCCCGTCGATTCTCCTCGACTCTTCCCTCCTAGCAAGGTCACAGGGAAACCCTCCTAGCCCCCGGCCAGTCCGGGGGTTTTTTTTGACCGAATTAATCAAACAATGATTTCTTCGCAGGAACCGAATTAATCAAAAGTTTACGGATTTAAAGTAACCTAAGCCGTTGAGTTAATTAAGAAATGTCAACATTCCGTGCACTTAATGGTATGGTATGGGTATGTCATCCCCTCCTTGGTGGCCGACTGTAACATTGTTACGGTCTAGTAATTTCATAAGCCGGCTTTTGAAATGCGACATCGGTGTCGCTTTTGATGCCTTGTTAAAAAAAATGGGACTAGAGTCATTTTTTTGGAAACTCTTTCCAAGTTGTGCTATCTTATGAGGGTCGGAAGTGACGCTCCGGTGTTTGGTGAAGACCGTAAGAACCTCCTAGAGAGGGCTTGTAGTCATCGTTTGGTCTTCGCCCGATGCTGGCCTGTCAAGCCCAAGTCCTCCCTAGGGGGTTTTTGTTTGGGCATCCGACCGGACTCCGCCCGTCAGCAGCGCACTTGTATCGGTGGCTCGGAAGGAAAGACACGGCACTATCTACACCCCGTAGTAGCCGTCCTGGGCTGTCAGCGAGGCACCAGGGGATGTCATGGCTAACAGGGCGGGACAAGAGCCGGGGCGGG